TCATGTTGTCCGCCGTTTTTTGGCAAATTACGGCAAATCCGACCCCATTTTTCTCCACAATTTCGGCCAAGGTCAGCACCCCGATCAGCTTGTCGGTGACGCTTGGTTTGAGGTACTGCTGGGCATATGCCTCGCTCAAATCCAGCTTGATTTTGAGGTAATCGAGCAGCGCCGATCGCGACACAAATGGCTTCCCGTTGGCGATTTCGGCGCCGGAATCGAACCACGCGCTTTCGAACATCTTGCGCCATGTATCCAATTTGGATTCTTTTTTCCGCTCTGGGGGTGCCTCTGCGGTTACAAGCACGGCGCTGGTAACCGGCTCGCCATCCTCATCCAGCCAGCCGTTGATGGCAACGGACTGGAGGTTTGCGAAGATCGGCTCGGCCTCTTCTGCGTCCTTGGACTTGCGCTGCACGATCTGGATTGGCGTGTCGCCTTTGGCGGGGACGACGCTGATCTCGATCTCGAGCGCGCCCTTCCATGCGGACGATCCGCGCGCCCGGTGTTGGGCCTCATCGGCAACGCCGGTGTGGTGGACGAGCAGCACAGAGCAGTTGAACTCCCGCATGAGAGCCGCGCAGGCGTCGATCATGGTCTTGGCGTCGACGGAGCTATTCTCATCGCCGAACAGGAAGCGATGCAGCGTGTCGACGTTTATGAGGCTGGGTGGGTGTGGCAGCGCGCGAATGGCATCGACCACCCGCTGATAGCCCTCTGGCGTGTTCAGGTCCGTGCCGGTTTTGGAAATCCACATGTCCAGTGTGCCGGCTTTGTGGTGCTGCTTCCACGCGGCAACGCGGCTGCGCAAGCCGTGATGGCCCTCGCCGGCCAGATAGACCACTGGGCCGGGCTTGACGCGATGGCCATGCCAGTCGGTGCGACCCGACGCGATGTGCAGGCTCCAGTCCAGCACGGCGAAAGTTTTGCCGCCACCTGACGGGCCGTGCACCATGATGAGGGCTTGCTCTTGCAGCCAGTGTTTGACCAGCCATTTGATCGGCGCGGGCTCGAGGCAGAAGTCATCGGCCGGAGTGAGCCAATCTGTGACTGCAGGCGGCGGGTTCAGCAGCGCCCTCAGATCATGCCCCGCCTGCACGTAGTCGTTCGCATCGCCGGGGATGGGGGGCATGACGACCCGCGCGCCGTGCTTGGCACTGGCCTGATCGGCGTATTTCTGGCCCGTGCCGGATGTGTCGTTGTCTGCCACGATCGTGATTGGCGCCGCGATCCCAACCAGCTCGCGTATCGAGCCGGTGACGGGTACGAGGTTGGAGGCCGAGTAGGCCACGACGCAGGGGCGCCCGGTGACTTCGTGGATGGTCGCGGCCGTGGCGAAACCTTCGGCAATGTAGACGGTGCCCGGCTCATCCATCGTCCCGACGATCCAATAGCAGCCGCCAGTCTGGCCGCCGGAGTGGTACAGCTTTCCGCCGTCCACATCGATATACTGGAGCGACGCCAGATGCCCGTCTGGCGTATAGAGCGGCACGACCAGCCGGCCATCGCCCGTGACGCGGGAGCCATGCACGGCGACGCCCTTGCGCGCCAGATAGGGATGCGCCGGATCGGCGCCCATGCAACCGACCCAGATAGCCTCGACGGTGTTGGCGGCGGTCTCGCGGGTACGAGCCGTCTCTGCATCGCGGGCGGCTTTGGCCTCGTTCATGCGGCGGGCGTGGGCCATTTCCTCGGCCGGGGTCAAGTTCCGGCCCACGTCTGCGCGCCACGTCGATTCGATGCCAGCGCGCCAGCAGCCGAAACGGCCGGCGGGGATGCCATCCGAGTAGGCCACGTACCAGCCGGATTTGTCGCCGGCGCCGGGGCTTCCCTTCGTGCCGGAGTTGAAGCGGTGCAGCTTGCCATCGAGGACAATCTCACGCGGCGGCGTTAGTCCCGATCGCTGCATGGCATCCAGCAGCTGCACGGCCGGTGGATCAGGCTGCGCCACTTTCGGCGGTGACCACGGGCCACCCAATATGTTGGTGAGGTCAACCATCGACGGTGGCCGCAGTCAGATAGTCAGACAGCGCCTTCATCGTCGCATATGTCGGATTGGCGTTCGTGCCGTTGCGGATCGCCCCGATGGTGTTGCGATGGATGCCCGTGCGCTCCGCAACCTTTTCGACATTACGATCGTCAAGCGCAGTTCGTATCTGTTCCAGTGTGAGCATTTTCGACCCCGTTGATTTTTGCACATTGGGGGGTTTACAACCGCACGATAGGCGCTGTAAAGACCCTTTTACGCACCGACTGGATGGTCCGACAGGTGCTAACGACGGAGAGCCATTATGGCAATCAATCTGAAACAGACGGGCGGACTGTCCGCCAACGGCGTCAAGCTGCTCTGCTACGGGCAGGCTGGCGCCGGCAAGACGAGCCTGATCCGCACGCTACCGAACCCGGTGGTGTTGTCGGCGGAGGGTGGTCTGCTGTCAATCCAAGACGCCGACCTTCCCTACATTGAGATCACCGGCATGGATGATCTGCGTGAGGCGTATGAGTGGGCCAAGTCGTCGACCGAGGCGGCATCATATCAGAGCGTGGCGCTGGACAGCATCAGCGAGGTCGCCGAGGTCGTGCTGGCCCACGAACTGCGCAAGAACAAGGACGGCCGCGCGGCATATGGTGAACTGAACACCACCATGCAGGAACTCATCCGCGCGTTCCGCGACCTGCCCGGCAAGCACATCTACATGAGTGCCAAGCTGGAGAAGTCGCAGGATGAGATGGGCAAGCTGCTCTACAATCCGGGCATGCCCGGTAAGTCGCTGACGCAGGGGCTGCCGTACTTCTTCGACGAGGTGCTGGCGCTTCGGGTCGAACGTGACGCCGACGGCGTGACCCAGCGCGCTCTGATGTGCGACGGCGACGGCGCGTGGCTGGCCAAGGACCGCTCGGGCAAGCTGGACACGTGGGAGGCGCCGGATCTCGGTGCCGTCATCGCCAAGATTGGCGGTGCAGCATGACCGCCTCGATCTACCAGCAGTGGCTGGACGCCAAGGCGGCTGAGACAGCCGCGACCAAGACCCGCCGCGATCTTGAGGATGCGATGGTCAAGACCTTTGGCGTGGCCGAAACGCTGGAGGGCACCCTCAACTTTGATGCGGACACGTACAAGGTCAAGATCGAGGGCCGCATCAACCGCAAGATCAACGCCGACAAGCTGCAAGAGCTGGCGGCGGAGAACGGCCTGAGCGACCATCTTGCAAGCCTGTTCCGGTGGAAACCGGAAATCAACGCCTTCGCTTGGAAAGCAGCCAAGCCGGAAATCACAACCCCACTGCTTGACGCAATAACGGCCACACCGGGCCGTCCCTCGTTCACCATCACCAAGGAGTAATTGACATGGCATTCCTCGAAGAAACTTTTGTCGTCGACAACCTGCCGCAGCCTGAGCGCAGCTATGACCTGCTGCCTGAAGGCTGGTATGACGCCACGATCACGAAGGCCGATGTCGGTCAGACTAAGGCTGGCACCGGCACCAAGATCGATGTCCGCTACGACATCACTGGGCCGACGCAGCAGGGCCGGGTCATTTTCGGCAGCCTGAACATCCGCAACCCCAGCGTCGAGGCCGAACGCATCGGCCGCGAGCAGTTGGGTGAATTGATGCGCGCCATTGGCCTGCAACGGGTGCAGGATTCCGACGAGCTGATCGGCGGCAATGTCTGCATCAAGGTGCGCATCAAGAAGGCGAGCCCCAAGGACATCGCCAACGGTTACACGCAGGACCGCAATGAGATCGCGGGCTGGAAGGCGATCGGCGGCTCAACGGCGGCGATGCCGAAGGCGTCGGGTTCCGCATCGGGCGCGCCAGCCAGCGCAAGCGCCAAGCCGCCTTGGGCTAAGTAAGTGAGTTTGTCCCCCCGGCCTTTTGGGGTTGGAGCCGGGGGGACGCCTCAACCGCAGCAGCGAGAGACAGGTCAATGAAATTGCCCGAGCCGATAAATACCATACCGCACCTGATCGACCAATATCATAAATCGCAGAGCGAGAAGCCGCGCCCGCATCTGGGGTGCAGCCTGCTGGGCCACCCTTGCGATCGATGGCTGTGGCTGTCGTTCCGCTGGGCCGTGGTGGAGGCGTTTGAGGGACGTATCCTGCGCCTGTTCCGTCGCGGCCAGCACGAGGAGGCAGTCATCATACGTGACCTACGCAACGTCGGGATAGACGTGCGATCGAGCCAGCAACGGGTCAATTTTGGCAGTCACGTCTCCGGCAGCCTTGACGGCGTCATTGAGAGCGGCGTGCCAGAGGCGCCGACAAAGCGCCACGTTGCCGAGTTCAAGACGCATTCGAAAAAGAGCTTTGACGACATGGCGGCCAAAGGCGTTGAGAAATCTAAGCCGATGCACTTCGTCCAGATGCAGGTCTACATGCACGGTACCAACATTGACCGCGCGCTCTATGTGGCGGTCTGCAAGGACGATGACCGGCTCCATATCGAGCGTGTTCGCTACAACGCCGACGTTGCCACCAGAGCGGTGGAGCGCGGCCGGCGCATCGCACTGGCGGATCGCATGCCACCACCCATCAGCACCGATCCCAGCTGGTACCAGTGCCGCTTCTGCCCGGCGCATGAGCTGTGCCACAAATCACAACCGACGAAGGAAGTGAATTGCCGCACATGTGCGCATGCGACGGCGAAAGAGGATAGCACTTGGCGCTGCGAGCGGCACGAGGCCGACAATATCCCGGTCGATTTCCAGCACACCGGCTGCGATGATCACATTATCCACCCTGATCTGGTGCCGTGGCCAATGATCCCCAGCGAGGACGGTCACAGCGTCATGTGGCGCATCGGCGATCGCGTGATTGAGAACAGCGCGACTGCATATAAGAGCCGCGAGATACTGGCGAACCCGGCCGTGTGCGGGACCGAAGAAGTTGAGAATGTGAAGCGGGTGTTCCCTGAAGCGGAGGTAGTGGCGTGAAATACGGATCAGTTTGCAGCGGCATCGAAGCCGCAACCGCCGCATGGCATTCGCTTGGCTGGCAGCCTGCTTTTTTTAGTGAGATTGAGCCATTTCCGCGCGCCGTGTTGGCGCATCACTATCCAACCGTGCCACTGCACGGCGACTTCACCACCATAGGAGCAGATCAATATGGAGCAATTGACCTTCTTGTCGGAGGAACCCCCTGCCAGTCGTTCAGCGTCGCTGGCCTCAGAGGCGGACTGGATGACGACCGTGGCAACTTGGCCCTTGAGTTTCTTAGGCTTGCTGACCGAAAGCGGCCCAGATGGGTGGTTTGGGAGAACGTCCCCGGCGTCTTGTCAAGCAACGGCGGACGGGACTTTGGTTCCATACTCGGGGGCTTGGGCGAACTCGGGTATGGGTGGGCCTACCGAGTGCTTGACGCTCAGTACTTCGGAGTGGCCCAGCGCCGCCGTCGTGTGTTCGTTGTCGGATACCTTGGAGACTGGCGACCTGCCGCAGCGGTTCTTTTTGAGCGCCACAGCATGTCAGGGCATCCTGCGCCGAGCCGAGAAGCGCGGCAAGACGCTGCCAGCGGCGCTGCAACGGGCGCTGGAGAGCGTGGCGATGCCGGAGGGGAGCGACCTGCTGTAGGCTGGCCCGCGAGTGTGGCCTGCACCCTCGACACTGACTTCGCCAGCAAGTGGGGACAGAACAACCAGCACGTCAACGCAGGCTGCCCGCTGTTCGTGCCTGACGTGGCGTATCCGATCAACACGCAACTTGGACTGCGCGGTGCTGATACCTCAAACAGCAGCCGAGAGGGTGTCGGTGTGGGTAATGCGGGCGATCCGGCGTACACGTTACAAGCCGGTCACAGCCACGCAGTGGCCTATGATCACCCCGGGCGGTACAACAACATCCACGGCGGGACGGGCGAACACCGCCATGTCATGCCTACGCTGGAAAGTACGAACCCTAAGCAGATCATCGCCTTTGCCCAGAACACCCGCGATGAGGTGCGCTACATCAACGGGGATGGCCAGATCGTTGGCGCACTGGCCGCTTCGTCTGGCATGAAGCAGACCAACTATATCGCCTTCAGCAAGGGCGACCACGGAGCTGACGCAGGTGACAACATCTGCCCGACTATCCGCAAGGGTGGAGACGGCGGCGGCAATATGCCAGCCGTGGCCTACTCCATCATGCCGATGAACAGCGGCAAGGACTACAAGGCCCGCGAGACTGAGGTGGCGCAGCCGATCATGGCGGGAGGCCCAGTGAGTGGCAATCAGGGCGGCGACTTCGTCGTCACGCCGTTTACCTTAATTGGCGGCGTTGACTATGAAAACAACGGTCATGAGCCGTGGGAGCCAACGGGGCCGATCATGAAAGGCAGCCCAACAGGTGGTGGGCATCCTTTGCCAGCCATCGCCTTTGACACCACCCAGATCAGCAGCCCGCACAACTACAGCAACCCGCAAGCCGGTGATCCGTGCCACCCACTGGCGGCAGGCGCGCATCCGCCTACGGTGGCGTTTGAAGCTAATATGTCTTTTACAACTCCAGACACAAGCGGCGTCAATCCAACTTTAACGCGTCGGCATTACGCATCTGTAGCGATTGCATCCGCCGTCCGCCGCCTCACCCCGCGCGAGTGCGAGCGCCTGCAAGGCTTCCCCGACGATTACACCGCCATCCCGTGGCGCAAGAAAGGCTCAGAGGATTGCCCTGACGGCCCGCGCTACAAGGCGCTGGGCAACAGCATGGCGGTGCCGGTGATGCGCTGGATTGGAGAGCGCATTGCAGCAGTGGAGGCTTTCAATGCTCCGTGACTATCAACAGCACACCATCGACCAGCTGTATGGCTGGTTCGCTGCGGGCAACGCCGGCAACCCGTGTCTGGTGCTGCCAACCGGCTCCGGCAAAAGCCACATCGTGGCGGCGCTGTGCAAAGATGCGCTTCAAAACTGGCCGGAGACGCGCGTCTTGATGCTGACCCACGTCAAAGAGCTTATTGAGCAGAATGCTGCCAAAATGCGCGAACATTGGCCTAACGCGCCGATGGGCATCTATTCCGCCGGGCTGCGAAGCAAGCGCCTCGGCGAGCCAATCACGTTCGCCGGCATTCAATCGGTGCGGAGTAAGGCGCAGCAACTGGGCCACATTGATCTCGTCATCATCGATGAGTGCCATCTGGTGTCGCACAAAGACGAGGGCAGCTATCGTCACCTGCTGGCCGATCTCACCGCCATCAACCCGGCGCTGCGCGTCGTGGGCCTGACAGCCACGCCATACCGGCTGGGCCACGGGCTGATCACCGACGCACCGGCCCTGTTCCACGCCATGATCGAGCCGGTGTCGATCGCGGAACTGATCTACAAAGGGTTTCTCTCCACCCTGCGTAGCAAGCCCACCAATGCCACGTTCGACGTGAGCGGCGTCCACAAGCGGGGCGGAGAGTATATCGAGAGCGAGCTGCAGGCGGCGATCGATACCGACGAGAACAACGTCGCCGTGGTTGACGAGGTGATCGATCGGGCGGAGGGGCGCAAGGCGTGGCTGTTTTTTTGCGCCGGCGTCCACCATGCCGAGCAAATCGCGGCGCTGCTGAACCAACGCGGAATCCCGGCGGCTTGCGTGGTGGGCACAACGCCAAAGGCCGATCGCGAGCAGATACTGGCGGATTTCAAGGCCGGCCGCCTGCGGGCGCTGACAAACGCAAACGTCCTCACGACCGGGTTCGACTATCCCGACATCGATCTGATTGCCATGCTGCGGCCGACGATGAGCGCCAGCCTGTATGTCCAGATGGCTGGCCGCGGGATGCGCGTGAAGAGCCACACCGATCACTGCTTGGTGCTGGACTTTGCGGGGGTGGTGCAGGCGCATGGGCCGATCACCGCTGTGCAGCCGCCCAAAAAGGCAGGCAAGGGCAACGGCGAGGCACCGGTCAAAGTCTGCGATGCCTGCAACGAGCTGGTACACATCAGCGCCAAGATCTGCCCGACCTGTGATACGCCGTTCCCAGAACCCGAGAAGCCCAAGCTGGAGCTGCACCACGACGACATCATGGGCGTCGATGTGCAGGAGATGACGGTTACGGAGTGGAGGTGGCGCAAGCACACGAGCCGCGCCAGTGGCAAGGAAATGCTGGCCGTGTCGTACTATGGCGGCCTGAGCGATCCGCTGGTCGAGGAATATTTTCCGGTCACGCACGGCGGTTACGCCGGTGAAAAGGCGGTGGCGACGCTTGGCATCATTGCCAGCAGTGCTGGCGCGCAGTTGAGGCAAGGTATTACGCTCGACGGCGCTGCTGCCGTGATGAATGCCTCAAGGCCGCCAGCGGGCATCACATACAAACGCGATGGCAAATATCATCGCATCATCGGGAGACTGTGGGAATGAGTATGGCAACAAAGCCAGCCGCGCTGATTGCTTGGGAATGCGGGCGCCCTAAACTATGTTGGGACTGCAACTATTTTCACCGGGAAACCAACCATTGCCACAAGCACGACGCAACGCCGCCCGCCGAGTTCCAAGAGGCACCAAGCGCCTGCCCGGACTGGCGGGAACACGATCCATACGATGTGCAGGCGAGGGAGGTGCCGTTTTGACGGAAACTTTTCCAACCGAGCATGAGGAGCAGCGTGATTTCGTGCGCTGGTTCCGGCGCAAATATGGGCCGGTGCGGATTTTCGCCATCCCCAACGGCGGCTATCGCTCTCAGACGGCCGGCGCCAAGCTCAAGGCCGAGGGCGTATCGGCTGGCGTTCCCGATCTTTTCGTGCCGGCTTGGCGGCTGTGGATCGAGATGAAGCGTCAGAAGGGCGGCCGCGTCTCGCCCGAGCAGACCGACTGGATCGAGTATCTGGAGAGCCTCGGCCACACCTGCATCGTGTGCCCCGGCTCAGAGAATGCGCAAGCTCAGGTCGACGCATTCGCTGCCACGATAAAATAATTCGCGGCACTGCATTTTCCCTGTTGATCTTTAGGACGAACGGTCCCATAACAATCAGGCCAACGGGGCAGCGCCCCACCAAACGGGAGACACACAATGACCAAGCCAGCCGCCACTTTTGCCGAAATAGAAGCATGGTTAATCGAAGACGCAGGGGACATTGCCGACCGTCTTGAGCGTGCTGGCGTAACGCGCCAGTTTGGCGTTTTAGACAGCATCGTCAAGGTCGAGCTTGAAGAGTACCGCGCTGGGTATCTTCGTAACTTTAACGTCACTGCCTGAACCAGCAGGGCCGGCCACAGCGCCGGCCCACCAACCGGGGCACTGCCCCACCAAACGGGAGACGACCAATGTACGCATGGCTCAAGGAAGACATCGCCAAGCAGGAATGGCGCGACAGCAAGCCGGCCGAGACCGCTGGCCCACCGCAGCCCCTGTGCCCCATGACGCGCTCGATCAGCAGCGCCGCGTGGGCACTGCTCCACCCCACGACCGACTGGCTACAGTGGGGGCCGCGCGAGGCCGCCCGCCGCGAGGCCATCGCCGCCTGCCGCAGCATCAGCCGCATTGCCGCGCAGGTGGCGGCATGATCCGCCCCACGCTCAACATCAACGGCAGCAGCGCGGACGACCTGATCCAGCCGCGCATCGCCGCCTACGACACCCTGCAGGCCGCCATCAAGGCGCTGCAGCAGGTGACGCCCAACGGCCGGGACTACCCCGGCGACAACGACCAGTGCGTGGCCGATCGGCAGGCGCACTACGACCGCCTCGCAGCAATCACGGCCATCGCGACCGAGATCGTCGCCGAGGCCGTCCTCATCAAGGAGCAGATCAAATGAAGTACATGCCAGTGGCGCGATATGCTGACCTGCTGGCCGCTCTGCAAGAGTGCGCCGACTATCTTGACCGCTACGCCGACGTGATCGACGGCGACGACGGCCAGCCCGAGGCGAACGACGCCATGCGGCTGCTGACGGCCGTAACCGATGTGATCGCCTCTGCAACAGGAGAACACCAATGACCAACATCTGGGATCTGTACAAGGAAGAGGAAGAGCGCCGCGTCGAGGCAGAGCGCAAGATCATCGCCGCCGAGGACGCCGCGTGGAGGGCGCTGCCGCAGGCCGAGCGCGACCGCATCAGTGCCGAGCGTCAGGCCCGGCTGGAAGCGCTGTTCGGCGCAGAGGACAGCGACGAGGACGAAGACGACGACGACGAAGACGAGGACGAAGATGAGGAGGACAACGACGATGACTAACCGCACACTGATCGGCTTAACCTGTTTTCTCCTTACCTGCGTCGGCCTGCTGCTGTGGGCATCCGCATGGGAGGAGAAGGCCCGCCAGCGCGCCGAGGCTTACTGTCAGGACCACCAGATGGTGCTGGTGGACACGCCCGCAGGCGAGCGCTGTGCACCCCTCTGGGCACTGGAAAGGACGTCCAGGTGACAAGCAACAACTGGCTGGCCCTGACCATCCTCGCACTCATGGCCACGGCCGTCTGGATCATCGTCCGGCGGCCGCCCACCACCCCGCAAGATCTCGAGGACATCGACTGGTAAAGGAGCACTGAGCTATGACATACGTTGACCCCGATCCCAAGACGACTAAGGGCGACATCGATTTCCACGTCAATCTCGATGACGTTGAGACGCTCATCAACAAAGCCGTCTCGCGGTGGCTGCGTAAGCAGCGCCTCGAAATCTATCTCATGGACGGCCACATCGTCGTCTTCCTTGAGGACGCCTTCGCCGACAACGGCGAACATTACACCTATCGCATTCCCTACGCCGAGTTCTTTGATGAGCGCAATGAAGAGCCGCCAGACCTCACGCAGTTTCTGCTGTTCGGTTTGAAGGTCTATCGCGAGCGGTACGGCCACGATCCCGAAGAGGATGACGCATGACACGCAGACCCATCATCCACAATCGTCGCTTCTACTGGCTCTTTGCCGACGGCCGCCGCGAGCCTATCCACGTCACCGAGAAGCTGCTCGCGCAGATGCGCCAGTCGCAACAGGTGCAGGTGCAGGCGCGGGCCGCACAGCGCGCCGTGGAGGAGGTCAACGCCCCGCCGCGTCGCACCCACAACCCGCCACGCCCGCCCGGCACCATGCCGACGCTGCCATCCGACAGCCGCGACATCGGCAACCGGACGCTCAGCGAGCTGGCCCACGACTACGGCTGGGGCTCAGTGGCGCGCTGCACGGCGGCGCTCAAGGCGCAACGCCCGACCGTCTACGAGGCTGCCCGCGCCAACGGCCGGGCGCGGGGCCGCGTCAACCTGAAACAGGGGCAACCGGCATGACGACAGTCGCAGGACGCTTCACTTTTGAGGTGACGCAGCCGCCGGGCCGGCAGCCGCCTATCGCGGGCGGGCAATGCACCAACCTTCCCGACGCCCTGCGCGAGGCTGGCCACTACCACCGCATCTATGCTCAAGACGGCAGGACGCGCGTCGAGGTGTATGAGAACGGGGCCGGCGGGCATCGGGTTTTGCATCTGATGGCCACCGCAGGAGGCGCGCACAAGGACCCTGACCAGTGACCACGATTACCACATCCTACTCAGCAACAGGAGGAACCAATGAGCATCAGTGACATCATTAACCCATGGGGCGCACTGCGCGAGGCCAAGTGGCTCGCCGCCAGTCAGAAGCGCGAGATCGAGGCCCTGTACCTCAAGCTCAGCAAGGCCGAGACCAAAGCCTCCGAGGCCGCGACCAATGAGCTGGTCATCCGCGTCCTGCGCTCCAAGCTCGAACGGCTGGAGGACACCCTCAAGCAGGCCTTTTTTCGCGACCCCAAGACTGGCCGCTTCGGCCGCAAGGGCGTGCGCAGATGATCGCCGAGGCACGCGAGGCCTTCGCCCAGCGCGATCGGCTGCAGGCTGAACTGGACGCCGTCAACGACCGACTGGTCAAGCTCAAAGCCCAGTACATGGAACGCACCCACATCTGGGGCATCCGTGACGAGCGGTTTCGGTTCGAGATCAACAAAATGGAAGACGCATGAGCAGTTCTAGCGCATCGCTGCCCCGGCACTACTACGTCTGGGTTGATCGATCGTTCATCCGCGAGGGCGGCACCGGGTATGAACCGGCAGTATGGTTCGGCCTGCACAGCCATCCGGGCCGCGCGTGGGGCTGCACTGTCATGCTTGAGTGTGGCGCGGTGTTCAGAAATCTGCCCCCACACGCCCTCGCGTTCAGCGCCGATCCGGCATGCACCGACTGGACGCTGCCGCAGGCTCAGATCTGGGACTGCTATGGCAGGGACTTCTCGCTTTTGGTGTATGACTATCTGGACGGGCTGCGTGTCCGGGTGAAGAGCGGGGAGGCCGGTGAGTATCTGTTCACGGCGGTGCCGCAGGGTGATGCGTTCACGCATGAACCGTCGCAGGGCAAGGAGTTCATGTTCATCCGCACCAACCGCGATCGGCTGACCATCGTGCCGACAAACAATCTCCTGTTTGAGGAGCGCAGTTTCACCGTCGATCAGGGCTGGCCGCAGCTTAAGCGCTCCAGCGAAATCTGGTCATGCGAGTGACCATCGACAACAAGGAATACAACATGACACAAGAGTTGCGGGCGATGAGCCCGAACGAAGTCCGTGACGCCCGCCGGGCACTGGGGTTGACGCAGCACGAGCTGGCAGTCCTGCTGCGCATGGGTGGCGACGGCAAGCGTTCTGTGCGCCGCTGGGAGGCAGGCGATCGCGAGATCAGCGGCCCGGCATCCGTGGCGATTGAGGCGCTGCTCACCGGCTGGAGGCCGTGAAAATAGCTGTTGATCTTTAGGACTAATGGCCCCATAACAATCAGACCAACCGGGGCGCTGCCCCACCGAAAGGGACTAAGCAAATGACAAAACCAGCCGCCACTTTTGCCGAAATAGAAGCATGGTTGATTGAAGATGCAGGGGACATTGCCGACCGGCTTGAGCGTGCTGGTGTAACGCGCCAGTTTGGCGTTTTAGACAGCATCGTCAAGGTCGAGCTTGAAGAGTACCGCGCTGGGTATCTTCGTAACTTTAACGTCACTGCCTGAACCAACAGGGCCGGCCATAGCGCCGGCCCACCAACCGGGGCACTGCCCCACCACACAGGGAGACAACACCATGCAACGCATCGCAGACTACACCGCCCCAACCAAGCGTTTTGATGGGAGGCTGATCATCAGCGTCCTGTCCAACGGGCGCCGCCACTTCATTTGCGAACACAAGGTTGACGGTAAGCGCACAGCGCGCGCCGTTGCGGCGCAATACGACGCCACGCCGTGGAACTTCTAGCCGGGGCAGCGCAGCGCGGTCTACGACGGCGAGAAGATCGTCTTCTTCGGCCAGCGGATCATTGAGAGGAGCAAGTGATGGAAGCTGGTTTGCTGTGCCGCATCGAAGCGGCTGTCGTGCAACTGCGTTTACGCGCCGAAGATTTGTATCAAGACGACAAGTGGCCGGACGGCGATTTCATGAACGAAATCGCCGCCCTTCTCGAAGACATCACTCTACCAAGCCGCCTTCCGCGTACACGGGACGCCTAGCGCCCACCAGACCTTCGGCGACCACTTCTTCTGGCGACAGACCAGTGACACGAGCCGTGCGCTCAATGGCTTCGTTGATCGTCTGGATCATGGGTTGCGGGCGATAGTTTGGCGTTTTTTCCAGTTTACCGCCGGCCCATGCCACGTCTTGGAACTCGGCCGGGGCCACGTCATACTGGCGGGCGAGGTTGCCAAGCGCACTTTCGTAGACGCCGTAGCTGTCTCCCGGTGGGATCATCATGCCGGGCTGGAAGAGACCGGACATCTGCTCGTCGATGGTGGCGCGGTTGATGTCGCCGAGGAAGTTGCCGGAGAAGTTAAACCGCTTCGGATTGGCCGTGGTGAGACCAGCTCCTTTCTCGCCGAGAAGCCGGTCATACATCGCGATGTTCCCTGACGCGTAGCGGCCGCCAATCGGGAAAGGCAGGTCGTACGACTTCTCCGGCAGCGATTGGCCGGCCTCCTTCACGAAGTTGGCGTACTTTGCCATGAGCAAGTTTGATGTTGGATCAGCGCCACCAGTCGTGGCCGCCATGGCATCGGCGAAGCGTGCCTTGAACATCGCACGACCCATCTCGTCGCCGTACTGCTGGCGAAAGGCGTCCTCGAGCTGGCCCATGGCGTACCACTGCGACGCATCAGGATTTTCGCGGCCGCGAAGATACGCCGCCTCCAGACGAGCAAGCCCCTCGGGCGCATTGGCCAGCGCCTCGTACTTGGCGATGGTGTCCGGCCGCTTCGGCATGGCGTCCGTCAGAGTGTTGCCCTGCAAGTTGTACGGAACTGGATCTACGTAAAAACGAGCGCTTGGGTCGAAGTACGGCGTGAAGTTACCCCCCGAAATATCAGACTGCGCGGCCCGCCGCGCCTTGCTGACGGCCTCCGCTTCGGGCGAGTTGACCTTCTGGAGGAACTCCTTGCCGGTCGTTTTATCGATGGCCAGCTCCGGCGGAACGGTCGTTGGATACCGCTTGCCGACAGCCTCAACGTCGTACTTGGCACCAGAAGCGGCGCGCTTATCCGCGCCCGCCACTTTTTTCACAATGGCGGGTGCCTTCGGCTTCTCCGGCGCTGCAGCCTTCGCGCGCTGCGCCACGGCCTTTGCGACCATCGCCGGCTCGGCGTCGCGGCCGAGGGCGGACAGCACCTCGTCCACAGCGGCTTTGCCGTACTCCGAGATCAGATCGGCAAAACGTGACGCTCGGCTCATTTCTTCTTCCTCTTCACGGCGAAGCCGCCACGGGCAAATTCTTGCTCGGCTTCATACTCTTCCATGGCGGCGGCGGGAATAGCCATGCCCGGAGCCCAGCCGTATCGCTTGAGGATACTCACCAACTTGTCGTCGAACACAACGAAGTTGCGTGAGCCGTCACCTACGGAGCGGCTGCCTTGATCTAGGTACTTGATGCCGGGGATGCCGGCTTCGCGCAGTGCTTGCGTGGCGGCCGCCCGATCCTTGGCCGTGATGGTGTTGTAAACTTGCGCGCCGCTTGACTTAGGAAACAACCCCGCCAATTGCATCGCGTTAGGATCGCTCAGATCGCCAAACAGGTCGCTCAATAGAGGATCACCACGCGACATGGCACGCGCCACGCCTTCGCGTACTTGCTGCGGCTGCCCGCTCAACGGCGCATCGTAGTCCAGAAAATCAGCCGGATCGGCGTCAATGCGGACTTGGTACATGGAGCCTTTGCTCGCCTTGTCGAAGGCGACCTTGCTGGCACGCCACTCAGCCAATATGCGCGCAATCTTGTCCTTGTCGTTTTCAAATCGGTTGTAAGGCACCGAGAGAAACGCTTCACGAACAGCTTTGGGGGCCGACAGCGTTGTGCCAGCGCCTCGGCTCTGCGGATTGTCAAAACCGCTCATACCAATTACGAAGCGGGCCGCCTCTTCTTCAGGCGTCAGATCGCCTGCGCCGGGCGTTATGCGTTTGCCATTAACCTTAAAGCCAACGCGCATTTCCGCGAGTGCGTCACGGTATGCCTTCGCCACCGCTTCCCTCTCCGCGAAATACAGCCCGTGGCCATACGCCTGCGCGCCTTCTCCTGTGCCGATCTTGCTCATGTCGAAGCGGTCAAAGCGGTGCGGGCTGCCGTGATAGGCGACCATGCCGGGCGGTTTAACAGCCAGCGGTGCCTTTGCTTGCGCCGCCACTTTGGCCGCTGATTTGGTGGCGATCGGCTTCTGGCGCGGAACCGCGAACTCCGTAACTAAATCAAGCAGGCGCGACGCGCGGCTCATTTCTTCTTCCTCTTCACGGCGAGCAGCTTGCGGAACTCGCCCGCCTCATTGTCCCAGATTTCCACATCCTTGGCGCGCACCGCGCGACCCTGCGGGATGCGGCTCGACGGCACGCGAATGTGCATGGCTTGCTGATTGGCAGCGGACGGCACCTCCGCGTCGGTCATCGTGAAGTATTTCCGCGTTGTGTTTCTTGCCCTATCGGGCGGCGGCCGCATGAAACCGGAGCTCACGATGTCGTCCAACTCGGCCGGCCTGAAGATGTTCCGCACGCCATAAGCCGGCAGTGTATCGCCCGGCTTGTACTGAGGGCCGCCGATCTTATCGCTGTACATAAGGTTCTCGACCCTCGGCCCCAGCACCCGGTCGCCAACCGCGTTGGCGGCCTTCACTCCGAGCTTCTTGAGGGGCGGCCCGAGGGCAGCGCCAGCGCCGTACATGCCCAGACCAAACAGCATCTCTTCGCCGATGCTGCGCGGGATGTCTGCCATGCTGTCTGCCGCCCCAACGCCGTACAGCCCCGCCTCACCGATCACAGGGGCGATGCGCGCGGCGAGAGGCGATTTGGCCGCCAGCGCCGCCATGCGAGTGGCAGCGACGCCCTGACCGCCCGGCAGCAGCGCCGGCAGGAGACCGCCAGCCATCTCAAGGCCGAACGACTCCGCCTTATTGGCGTCCTCGTACGCCTTCTGCTCCTTCCGAATGTTCGCCACCTCGCTTGCGTAAGCATCTGGGTTGAGCTGCATTAAGGCGCGCAAGAACGCCTCCGCCTCGTCGTTCCCGGCGAACATCGCGCCTTTCGCGACCGTGCGAGCGCGATCAGCGAACGACGGGCCGCCCTTGTCGAAGCGGCGCGGCGTCACGGCGAAGGGAAAGTCGGTGGAGCGCATTATCGCGGGCCTCCGGGCATGGTGGACAGACCGTCAGACAGCGTTGGAATACGCAGCTCGAATGGCTTCTCTTCGCGCTCCGTTTCCGGGGACGGGGCGATGATCCGCGCGCCGGCACCGCCGGCCTGCGTGGCCCGCTGCTCAAACGCCCGCTCGCGACGGGCGCGTATTGGCGCAGCGCGCTCCAACTGCTGCAGAATGGCTTCTGCCTCCTGCGGCGTTGACGTGTTGAGCATCCTAGCCAGTTGCGTGTACGTCGATCGCGAGACGTTCGCGTTGCGCATGTTGCTCAACGTCTGCAGTGTCTTTTTGAAGAAGTTGCCCGGCGTTGGATTAAGCATCAGATCGACTGCCGGCGATATGTCACCGCGCGCCACGGCGTCCTCAATGGCCTGAGCCTCGGCCGCACGGCCAAAGGTCTGGCTGCCAGTCAGCACGCGCCCGGTCTGCTCGTACAGCTCCCCCTCGCGCCTCAGTGCGGCCTGCAGCACGTCAAACTCGGCAGCGGGTACAAGGGAGCGCAGCTTGTTGCGCAGATTGTCGTTGTCCACGATCTCGCGCGCAAAGTTGCGCCGCGCCGTCGTGTCTTCAAACCGCTGCATCAGGTTCTGCATGAAGCCGGTGGTCAACGCGGCCTGCTCGCCGGGAGACGCCTCGCGCATAGTCTTGGCCAGCTCCTGCCAACGCATGTTGCTGGCCACCGCCTTCCGACCCAACTCGAGCGCGTCGCGGATCTCGCTGTCGCCCTTGTACTGACCGCGAGCAACCTTGTACTCGGCCGGCCCCACCTGATCGAGGCGGTTGACGAACTTGTCGCGGAGTTTACGCAGCGCCGTGGCGTCGCCGCCCTGTCCGCTGGCATAGAGGCCGGTGATGCGGCGATCAAGTGCCTGCTTGATCTGATCAAGCGAGCGCAAATCAGGCACCATTTTGCCGGTGAAACTGGCACCAATGAAGCTGCCATCATCAGCAAACTTCAGATCCATGAACTCCTTCATGGCGTACTTTGCTGGGTCTTCGCCATCCAGCGCAGCCGCCGCCATCTCGCGCTTGGAGTTCTTGATAGCGTCGGCGTACGCTGACTGAATGTCCGGTTCATTCAGCGCGTTTAGAATGCGCTGGTCGCGGATCTCTGGCGCGGCGGCGTAGGCCTCGCTATACAAACCTTTGGCGTTGTCGCGCAGCGCCCCTACGACTTGATCCATCGAGGCGAAATAGTCCGGCGTAGGCAGCGCAGTCCGCAGCGCCTGCTGCGCGCGGCCCGGTGCGCCAGACTGCTGGCGCGCGACTGTTTCAGCCAGTGCCTCGCGTGCGTCTGAGGGCGTGCGCAGCACCACATCAGACAGGTTGGCAAGTTCCGGCGTGGCGGTTGCCAATGTCGTCGGAGTGCCCAGTTGCGCGTCGCGGGTCATTTGCTGGCGCAATGCGTCGGGGACTGGCACGCGTGACGCAAGCAAGTCAGCGGCAATGGCCTCGGCGTTCGCGCCAGTGTCGCGGCGCGCATCGCGTACATCACGAACGAACTGCGAACCGCGTCCTAGACCGTACATGCCGCCGCCGAGGATGCTACTCAGTGCGCCGCCAGTGAGGCCCATGGTCAGGCGCTCTTCAGGGTTCTCGCCAGCGCCTACACCGGCGATGCCTCCTTCCACGGCACTCGTGGCGGCTGTGCGCAACAGCGGCGTCGACAGCTTGCCAATGCCAGTTCCGGCGCGCAGAATTTGCCCAGCAAGGCCGGCACCGGGCAGGAACATAGAACCGATGCCACCGGCCACGTTCAGGCCCATGGCGGCTTCCGGCTGTTGTTGGCTGAAGCGCGCACGGCTTTGGCGGATTTCGCGCACCAGCTCATCGTAGCTTTTGTCTGAGAACGGCGCACGTGCGGCTGCTTCAGCCTCGTCGGCAAACTCAAACAGGGCTCCGCCAGCCAGCTCGCGCGCACCGCCAGCCACGAGTTCGCCAGTGCTCATTGGCGTCAGTTTCGGGGCCACGTTGGGCGGCGTGCCGATATCTTTGGCCTCCGGTGACGCGGCCAGCATGGTGTCAATGTCTTCTTCGCTGAGCTTGCTTAGCTCAGCGTCCATCGTGTCGTACTGGCCGAGTAGGGCGTCCAGTTCGTCGTCGGTGAGCGCCTTGATCTCAGCCGGTGTCCCGATGGTGACCTGCAAGGCCCCCGTCTTCGGGTTGAACGTGTCACTCGGAGCGCGCGGGTTTGTTGCCATTATCGCCGCTCCGACGAGGGGACAGGATTAACGTCTACACGGAGACGCCTGTTTTTCTCAGCAAGAAGCATTTCCCGCGAATACGGAATCGGCTGGATGTCCGACATCGATTTCGTGCGCTCATACCCGCGCTTGATAGTGTCAAGATAGATTTGCAGGTTTTTCTTGAACTGTTCCTCGCTCACCGAGGTGTCAAGATTGGCCAGTGCTTTCGTGGCGGCCTCGCCTTCAGGTTCGGTGATGGCGCCCGCGCCCTTGAGCGTTTCGAAGGCCTGCATGAACACCTGCGCCTTTACGTTGTCGAGGCGACTGGTGAAGTCGCGGGCGCGCGATCCGGGGAACGTGCCAAGGAAGCCAAAGCCGCCTTTGAACGGGTTTGGCCCGCCGACACTGGCTTCAAAGCCGGGGTGCGTCACAAGTTCCTGCGCGCCCGCAAACGCCGCCTGCGCCTGATCGGCGAGGGTGGGCAGCTTGGTGCGCGCAGTCGTAGCGGCGCCGGTAAGAGCCTCGCCGGACTTGAGTACGGACTGCTCGCGCAGCTTTTCGCCGAGGCTCTGCGGCTTTTCCATGCGCGCAAGACGTTCACGTTCCAGTCGCAACCGCTCGCGCTCATTTTCAATAGCGGCGTACTTTGCAACCAAATCGGCAGCAGTTACGCTTTCTTTGAGCTGTGCTGAACGGTTTTGGCCTGCAGGCGCATCGCCAAAGGTGGGTGGTGGACGACGGGGCATCACTTACCTCCGAGATACATTTGGGCTGCACCGAAGCCGTACGTGCCGTCGAAGTTACGCAAGGCAGCGCGCTTGTCTTCGGGCGTCTGTTCCGGGTCGTTTATATAGTCCTGCAGCGTGTACACTACGTTAGCCGGCGCTTCCTTGATGATTGCGCCGGTGCGTTTATTGCGGGGGATGAAGTCCGCCCCGACAACCACGCCGACGCCGCCTCTGGCAGCCGCTGCTTGCTCCGCCGCCAACTGCCGCGCCGCCAAAGTCGATAGCCTGTTCGCACGCGTCTGCGCGGCTTCCACATCGAACTCCGCGCTCTTCAGGCCGAGCTTCTCCAGCGTGTCTGCGCGGGCCAGCTCCGCCTCGCGCCGGGCGCTCTCTTGGCCGCCGAGGGTGCCGGCGATCAAGCCTATGCGCTCACCGAACTTGCCGGTGCGCGTGGGTGAGCCGAGGGCCTGAGCGAGGGCGAGCAAACGCTCGGTACTGGACGGGCCGATGCGCTGCTCGCGCATGCGCTTCGTGCCCGCCGCGAGCATTTTGCGGTAGTTCTCGATCTGCGTCTGAACCTGCGCGTCGGCCTGCCGCGCCATCCCCGAGAGGCTGGCGAAGTCGAGTGGGCTGGTGAAGTCTTCTTCGTCTTCCATGTGACCAATTCCGTCAGGGTTTTGTGGGGAAAAGACCAAGCTCTCTCATCAAAGCGAGGAAGGTGAGGGCGGTTGCCCCGGCCGTCTCCAGCCCCGACGCCGGAACGTCCGTGGGCTCCGTGCCGTAACCCTTCTTCAGGACGCTCTTCGGCATTGCGCCTCCGACACCCTGCAGCGTCTTGATCATGGCATCGATGTTCCTTTGCGGGTCAGCGAACTGCCGCTCGAAGTCGGACGTGGCAAGGTCGAGGTTGCGCTGCGTCTGGCCCTGCTGCAGGCCGCCCGCCGTCTGCAGTGCGTCCACGCCCCGCAGGCCGAGTTGCTGCGCCAGCGAGGCCAACCCGCCCTGCCGCGTTTGCTCCTGCTGGGCCGCGCCCAGCGACTGCGCGTAGCCACGCTCCAGCGCCTGCGACTGCTGCGCCGAGATGCCTTCGGTGGCCTCGCGCACGGCGCGACCCATCAGCTCGGCCTGCCGCGTACCGCCGAACTGGCCGGCGCGGATCATCGAGCTTTCGATGCCGGGCAGGATTTGCTCGTTGAGGGCGCGCGTGCCCATCTGACCAATCCGGTCAACGACCTGACTGGTGTAGGGGTTCATGAACTGCTGCGTCACGTCGGCGGTGTTGCGCCCGGCCTGCGCCAAGTACGGCTGGTAGGCATTCGCCGCGCCCGGCGTCTGGTCGAAGGCCATGTTCTGCATGGCCGTGAAGTCGGCGATGCGCGGCCCCGGATAGATGGGCGTTGGTCGCGCAGAGACCGCCTGCTGGTTGGCAAGGACTTGCATCGCCGCGTCCGTGTAGTAGCCCGGCAGGAGCGACTGTTCGGTCGAGGCGTAGGGGTTGGCGTTGGCCGGCAGGCCTTCATCCACGAAAGTCGAAACGGACATTATGCGCGGCCTCCGGCGAGGTATTTCTCGGGCCGTTTAGCATTAGCACTAAACTTGCCCTTGGCCAAGTTGCGGCCCTTGTGTTTGCGGACGTTGATGCGGAAGTCATCGAGGCGCTTTGCGCCCGCCTCGCTGGAACCGTCGCCTAGCATGGCGACCGTCTCGGCGTCCATGACATACTCCCCGTCGCTCAGCAGCGCGGGGATCTCGTCACTGCGGCCGGTGCCGGCTCCCTTGACGGCGTAACTGCCGCGCGAGGTGCCCTTGCCGCGCATGGAGCCACCGCGTGCGCGGCGAACGGGCACGCCGAAATTGGCGAGGAACTGCATGCCCTCCTCGGTCGCCAAGAACTCCGTGATCTCCGCGTCCGTGGCGGACGGGATGTACGTGCGGATGAGGCTGGTGGCGGCGGCAGTGGGGTCTGCGGTAGTGCCGCCCTGCGTCTGGGGCATTGGCATCGGCGGCAGGTTTAACGCGCCCGAAGGCCGCGCGGTGGGGGTGTTGGCCGCCAGAGCCGCCCTGTACTCTTCCGGGTTGCGCGGCACGTTCTCGAAGAACGACGCGCCGGGGCCGTAGCCGTAGCGCGCGAAGTCCACGCCGCGCATGTCGCGGGGCGCGAGGGACATGCCCGAGTACTGGGGGCTGGCCGCCGGCAGCTTCGCGCTGAAGATCGGATCGAGCGAGGCGCGCGTGCCGGCACCGGCGTTGCCCGTGGCTACACCCCTGCCGCCCCCGCCGCCGCCGCCGCCAGCCAGCAAGGACACGAGGCCGGCCAACGCCGATAGGCCCGCACGCACCGGGTTGATCTTGGACAGTACGCCGTCCTTCTTGTCGGTGCTGGTATTGCTGGTATCGCTCCCAGCTCCTCCGGCAGCGGCAGCAGCAGCAGCAGCAGCGGCCGCAGCGGCTGCTTCAGCTTCAAACCGTTTAATACGATCCGCCTCAGCCAACGCTTCTGGCTCAGCGGTAGTTGCTGTCGTAGCAGGAAGCGCACCAGTGTTGGCAGCGGCAGCAGCAGCGGCAGCGGCCGCAGCGGCTGCTTCAGCTTCAAACCGTTTAATACGATCCGCCTCAGCCAACGCTTCTGGCTCAGCGGTAGTTGCTGTCGTAGCAGGAAGCGCACCAGTGTTGGCAGCGGCAGCAGCAGCGGCAGCAGCAGCAGCGGCTGCTTCAGCTTCAAAGCGTTTAATGCGATCCGCCTCAGCCAACGCTTCTGCTTCTTGCTGCGAGGTTTCCGCGTTGCTCACGTCGGGAGATTGAAACTGCGGGATGCTGCTAGGGTCGAATACAGCGGGGGCGAGACTGGTCAAACCGCCGGTGATTGCGGAAGCCAGCGCAGGACTGACGGCGTTGCGCGCGCCTTGAACAAGAATTTCGCCCGCCACAGGTGCGGCCGCAAGAGTACCAACCGTGCTGCCCAGACCGGAAAGCGTGGGGGCCACAAATTTTGGAATAACGGTTCCGGGAACGTAGAAACCGGGGTTCACGGCGTTGCCTACAACAGAGCCTTTTGCTGATAATAGACCACCAATGCTGTCTTCAAGGCCAGTGCCTTTTAGCACGCCTCTTGTAGCAGCCGCAATCGCTGCGGCTTTTGCTGCGTCTTCTGGTGTGTATCCTGTCATTAATTTGGAGGCACCTGACGCGGCGGCAGAGGCCGCTAATGCAGGTAGAAAACTGGCTCCTGCAGTAGCAATACCTGCTACAATTGGTAATCCGTAATTTACAATAGCCCCCATAAGTCCTTTAGTACGCGGATCTGTCTCACCGAAAAGTTGCGTGCCGGGTTTGTAGTTCCCTTGCTGATCGGCCTGATACAACTGGAAACCGTAGGGCATGTTCCCCTGCGCGGCGGCGAGCTTCTGTAGTTCCTCAACCGAAGAGGCGCGGCCCACGACATTCTCGCCGGAGGCATCGGTCAGCACATACTGTTGGCCGGGCTGGAAAACGACCGGCGCGTTCATTCGCCCCGGATCAAAGCGAACGACCTGCCCCGTGGTGCCTGCCGGGTTCGCGGGATCAAAAGCCGGAGCGAAATCAGTTACGCCGAGTACGCCGCCACTGCCAAGCGGGCCACCGCCGCCAGTATAGGTCGAGGCGACCTCAACGCCCTTCGCGGCCTGATCGGCAACATACTTGTCGAAGGCGGCGTTGCGGTTGGGGTCAGACGCCGCCTCTATCTTCTGCTTCATCAGGGCGGCGGATGCTTGCAATTCGGCGAGGAACTCAGGCGTTAACTCCGGGGGGCTGTAGGGCGCAGCCGTAAGACCGCCCATCGGAGCCGTGTACGTTGCGGCAGGCGGCGTGTACGTCGCGACCGGTGGCGTGTACGTCGTGACCGGTGGCAGGCCGCCGTAGCCGCCGTAGCCGCCGTAGCCGCCGTAGCCGGAGAAGTCGTCGAGGAAGTTGTTCTCGTAGTTGTCTTCGCCGTACCGCATTAGCCCTGTCCCTCAAGCATCGGGTAGACCCGCATTGCCCACTCGCGCCAGTCATCGAATTGATACGGATCGGGCACGGCGCGTGTTGAAAAGGGCGACGCCTTCAAGAAGGCTACCGCCCAATCTTGCCAGTCGTTCTCGTCGTCAAGCCGACCAAACGCCCACGCATCACCGACCGACAGTATAACGCTATCGGCCCAATCAATCAACGTCATGCCGCGCGGGTCGATCATCCGATCACCGTGCCGTCGCCGGGCTGCAGGTGCCCCAGTATCAAGCCCATCTGATAGTCGCCGCCAATGGCGTTGCTCTCGAAGCGGAAACGCAACTCGCGGCGCTGCGTCTTGAAGTAGACGACCTGATCCTGCGGCGTCGGCGGCGTCTCGTAGATGGTGTGCGGCTCCGTTGATACCTCGGGCGCTCGCGCGTTGGCGCGGCCGGTCACCTGCATGGTCATGTCGCCGCTCTGCACGAAGTCGGGCTCGACCATCAGCACCTGCAGCGCCTTGTTCTCTTGCCCCATCACCGGCAGCGACAGATCGCCCGTCTCGAAGTAGCTCAGCACGGGCTGGATGTTGATGCCGTCGATGGCGTCCACGCCCACCTCATGCAGCCACAGGCGGTACTGATCCGCGCCACTTTCCTGCGTGATACGCGTGTCGCTGCCTTCCGTAATACGCGTGTCGGCCGGTGTTGCCTCGGTGACGCGAATTTCTTCCCCCGCCGCAGTCGGCACCACACCGGTCATGATCGGCTTGGAGAAGACCGTGGGCGACACGGCCGCGCTGCGCCCGCCGTTGGGCAGCTCGCAGTCGTACCACGTGTTCTCGCGCACGTTGTAGATGACGGCGTGCGACGGCTCGACGGCCTCGCCGCGCGGGTAGCACCACCAGATTTCGCCGTAGCGCGGCACCTTCATCGCGAACACCTTCTGGCGCTGCGACTGGTTGAGGCCGTCGAAGAAGTAGTTCAGGTTGAGGTCGTTCGGCACCTCGCGCACGACGCCGTTGAACATCAGGAAGCGGTCAGTGCCCACCCAGTAGAAGATGCCGTCATACTCGATGACCGTGTTCGCGCCGAGGATCGAGCTTTGCGTGCTGATCGTGTCAAACTGGAAGATGGCGTCGCCCCCGATGAAGGAGGCGCGCACCAGCGAGTCCGCCGACCAGAACAGGCCGGACGGGGAGTTGCCCGGCCCGCCGCGCAGGGCGATGCCGCGCACGATCTTCTGCGAGGCGACGTTGGCCGCGCCAGAGCCGAGGCTGGTGTAGTCCGTGGGATCGCCCGCCACCGAAAACGCCACGTAGCCGTTGTTGCCGAAGATGAACGTGTAGGGGTGCAGCACGGCCACACCGCCGGACAGGCTGTAGCCGGTCGGCAGGTTGGTCACCGGCTGCAGCGGCGCGGTGCCAAACAAGTCGCCGAAGAAGAGCTGGCCGCCGTCCGCGTTGCAGATGCACTCGAGGTTCGGCGCGACCTGCGCCACGAGCTGCATGCCGCCAAGGCCCGGCGCGGCGATGGCGTCGAACTGCCACATATTGTTCGGGTCAACCGCCAGCGTTACAGGCGTCCGGTTGGTGATGATCGACGTGTTGAAGCCGTTGTCGATGTAGAAGCGTTCAAGCAAGTTGGCCGAGCCGCTATGCACGTAGGTCAGGCTGTTCTGCGTGAACTCGTGCATCGCGCGGCTGACCTCGCGCAGATACTTGCTGATCGCGCGGTAGCCGCCGATCTTGCGCGGCAGGCCGCGCTGAAAGCGCACCCACTGCCCGTCGACGTAGTTATCGCCTTCGAACTTGGTGCCGTCGCGCTTGATGCCCGCCTGCGACCGTATCTGGACGATTTTCTCCGCCACTTAGAAGGTGCCGCCGTTGACGGTGCCCGCCGGAGCCACGCCCAGCGTCGTCCACGCATCGTTGGTCGTGAGCGCCGTGAACACGCCAATGCCCACCGACGTGCCGCCCAGATTAATCAGCGCTTGGCCCGCCGTTATCGCGCCTGTGCCGCCGTCGCTGACGGCGATCGGCACCGCGAGACTTGCCGTCTCGGCGTTCACCACGACGCTCCCGTCAGAGTAGAGAATGGCTCGGCTGCCGCGAGCGACAAAGACACCCGGCGTCTGGGGGTTTGTCCTGACGCGCAGCGTGAAGGAGCCACCCGTCGTGTTGTTCGCCACCCAGTACTGCTGGGTCGTCTGCGGCACAACGATCTCGACGTTGCCCGCCAGCGCGCCCGTGAACTCGTAGGCGACGCGGTTCAGTTCCGCACCCGACAGCGTGTAGTTGCCGCTCAGACCGGCGAGGTTGATAGACGTGTAGTCGAAGGCGAACAGAGCGCTCTGGCCGAGGCCCAGCGTGTACCAACTGGTGCCATCCGTCACCGCCGTGGCGCTGTCGCCGGGCGTGAGCGTCAGGGACGCCGCACCGTTGATCGTCTCAAGGCCCTGCGGATCGATGGTGAGATTGCCGCTTCCGCCGTTGCGGACGGCGATGAACCAATCACTGCCGACCGAAGACGCGGTGGGCAGCGTCAGGATGCCGAGTGCGCCCGTCCAGACAAACATCTTGGCGCGATCGGGCGCACCGGCGGTGTAGTTGCTGTTGAAGAGCGTGACGGGCGTGGACTGCGACAGCGTCGAGCCAGTAGCCGTCAGACCGAAGCCGGCCAGCGTCGAGGCCTGCGCCTGCGCCGTGGACGCGCCGTAGCGAAACGTGCGCCACGTGCCGGCGGCGGTGGTGTTGGCGGTCAGGTAGATTTGCCACTGCTCGCCCTGCCCGATGGACAGGAGCGTGCCGCCCACGCTGTTCTTGACCGTGATGGTGGACGGCCCGAGGTTGTTGAACAGGATGGTCTGGCCGGTGCCCGTTTGATCGGCGGGCGGCAGGAAGATGGAGTATGCGCCGGTGGGCGTCACGTCGATGATGCGCGCGGCCGGCGCGTTCGTGACGTTGCTCTCGAGTGGCCACTCCAACGTGATGTCGGCCGTCAGCGCAAGCGCCAGATACGACACATCCGAGGGGTAGATCGTCGTGCCGCCGAAAATCTGTGTGTAGGTGTTCGTCACCTCAAGCCTCCTTACGCACGGCCGAACGGTCGAGGATCTTGGCTAGATCCTCGCCATTGAGCATAGACGCCGCCCGATCATACATGTTCTGCCACACCGGAATGCGCTCGTCGTTCTTCAGGAACGGCGTGGCCTCGAGCAGCGTCCCGTAAAGCAGGAGCTGCGGCGCGTAGTCGGTGAGCCAGTTGGTCTGCACCACGTCGTCCAGCAGCGGCGGCAGCTCGTAGTACAGCACCTCGAAGGGGTAATCCGCGTTGGGCGTTGGCGCGATCAGCCAGTGCGTGTAGTCGTAATCGCTGTAGAAGATCGGCTGAGAAGTCGCGGTGCGATCCGGCCAGTAGCTCAGCAGATACTCGTAGGCGCGCGAGAAGAGCACATTGCGCGTGTTGTTCTGATTGCCGGTGCCGATGTTGATGCTCACCGTGTCGCGCCAGCGGTCGGGCTTGGGGTAGACGGCCACGCCGCTCTGCAGCGTGCCGCTGACGACGTTGATGAAGCCTTGGATCTTGAGCTCGCGCGCGATGCGCCGCTCAGCCAGATTGATCAGGCGCGGGATTTGCTCGAAAACGACGGGGTCGGACGCGTAGGTCGTGCCGCGCTCAAGATAGCGCCGCACGTCCTGCTGGAGCGTCGTGAAGGTCATCGTCGTGGCCATGGGATGTCCTTATATCACTTTTGCGGCAATTGACT